GCATTGCGTCATTAACAAACACAGGTACATTTTTGTTAGTTAGCAATTCAGTAATGAGTTGAATACGATACTTACGCTTGTAAGTAGACTCGCCATTCTTTACCTTAACAACAACATTGTCTATGTTAGAGGCAGTTACTTTGCCTAGCCTTGCCTGAAACCACTCTTCGCTACGCTGTTCCATTGCTTTTCTCCAATGATTTCTTTAATCTTTCTTGTCGCATAACTTCTTTTTCATGCTCTTTTATAAGGTCTGATGCTATTAAAATTCCTTGATACACACCTATATTAAAAGACTTATCTTTATCATGTGGTTTGGCTAAAAAATCCATGTATATATTTTTCCTAACATATTTAACAATCTCGTTAGTTGCTGAATCCTCTAAACTATTTATTAAATCTTTAGTATTAATGTCCATCTTTTTCCTCCTTTACCTTCTTAATGAAAGGGGTAACTAACTTTCTGTCAGCTCCGTCTAGCGTATTAAAATACTTTCTAGCCTCATCTATACCTTGCTCATTAAAGATGTTAGTAATGCGTTCTAGCACATCACCTTCAGGTAAGTCTTCACCCTGATATATGTACAACCCTAAACCATGTAACGCTATGGCTTTAGCCAGACATCTTTGCATAGCTTTATTTAAGTCATTGGAATCAGGATTTTTTTTAGCTTGATTCTTAAAATCCATTACTGACATCTGTGCAGTCATATCCTTACCAAAAGCATGGACAGTACAGAATACCATCATACTTCCGTCAGCCATAATCGTAGGAGGTTCATATCTCCATGTGGCAGACTCATCATTTTGCAATAATATATCTACTGCCCATGCCCATGACAAGTAAGTAAACTGACCTTTCTTTTCAGTGTGCTTACTAACATCTATCTTTCTTAACTCTTGGTACTTACTCATTTGGATTCCCCATATATCTCATTAAATTTTTGTATTTCAGCGAATAGATTAAACTCACCCCTTACTGCTTTAGTTAATGCTTGCAGTTGTGTGCGTTTCTCTTCTTTTTCTATCTCTGAATATAGTTCGTGTAGTTGTTCTTGTTGCTCTAGGTCTGCTTGATTAGTGTCAAGTATGTATTGGTTTGTTTTCATTTTATCTTCCTTATTCTTAAAGGTTAATTAATATTACAGCTTTACTATACCAGTTCAATTTTATTTGTCAAACTTTTTATTTACTTCGTCCCAGTCTTTTGTTTTAAAGACTTGTCCGTCTTTGCTTGTTGCCTTGTAACTCACCTTTCCAAATAGTTTGGTTAGGTCTTTAATAAACTCGTTCACGCTCATAATGGTCGCTCCTTGTAAGTTAATGTTTTAATGTCAAACCAAAAACCAAACGTGCCTTCATAGGTATGGTTACGTTGTTTCTGTACTAACAGCAATGCCGTTGGTTCAGTCTTGCGGTCTTCAGGTAAATCGCCTGTGCTGTTTAAACGCTCATGCTCCCTGTTACGCCATACACATAGAATGTTATCCACTAGGTTTCTAATATGGCTAGAGCCTAGAATGTGGGTAGCGTCTGGTATGGTAGACTCATCCATTTTCTTGGTATGAGCTACTAGAAAGATGTGTATGTTTAAATCTCTAGCAATGCAACTCAACCTATTAACAAACTGTTTTTGAGCTCCATAGTCTTCCTCTGATACAGAATCCACCTTCATTAAGCTATCTATCACCATGACATCACAACCCAATACGTGCTTTCCATAATGAATGCTAGCGTATAAGTCATCCTCGCTAGTCGTACTCTGTTGGTCATAGATGTACAGCCTGTCCTTATACTCATCACAAAACTCGCGTATGTATTGGTCAGTAGGGTCTGTCATACCCTTCTGCTGTATCATCCTAGCAATTTGTAATACGGGTCGCATTTCCATACTAGCTACTAGCACCTTTGTATAGTTCATCAGGTGTAATAAAATCTGCGATAGAATCATACTTTTACCGCTACCACTAGAGCCTGTTATGCAAGTGACTTCACCCTTCCTTACTAAAAAGTCAGGGTCAGTCTTCCTCCACCCCATAGAGTAACCGCTATTTTTTTCCTCGTTATAATACTTAATTACGTCATCATAAAGGTTGTCAGTAGACTTAATCTTAAAGTCTTCAGTCGTTTCGTAATAGCCTTCGGCAACTACTTGTTCCTTCGTTACTGTTAGCTGTCTTACTACATCACCTGTGTTCATGTTTAAACAACTCCCTTTGGTATTACAGAGCTTTTGCTGTTGGTATCTAGCCAACGCTCTTGGTTTAAAATCGTTTCGGGAGAGGGGTTAAATCCTTCCTTCCACGCCTTACTGTTACTCATACCGCTAGTCCAGTTAATGATGTCAGTAGCTATCTTGTCTAACCTCTTGGCTCTCCACTTCTCCTCACAACCTTTTTTGTTCACCTTCCTTGTGTTGGGTAACATATCCCACCACTTGGAAAAGTGTGCAGAGGGTGCTTTAGTAACAACCGCTTTAGCAGTCATCGTATAAGGTTTATTCTCTTCTCTACTATTCTCTAGTATAGGCGTTGTATATACCTCGTATAGACCTTGTATAGACTCATCCTCTAACCACCCTTGCAATGCGGTTATCAGCTTAACCATTTGCTTTTCATCACGTCTTAATCTAAACGCTATTTCCTCAACGCTTGGCAAGATTCCTTCAGACTCACTTGCTAAACACCATAGCTCAATCAGAGTTACCTTCTCATCAGGCTTTAACCTACTCCACTCTAAATCGTTTAGTAGGTCAGCACCATACAATTTAAACCATGACATCTTCTTCTGATACTTCGGATTCTTGGGCTTATAGTGTTGGTACTTGTCCCAGTTCTTAATCTTCAGCATGATTTTCCTTTTTATGTTTAAACATTGTTACTTAACAATTCCTTAATCTCAAACTGTCGCAATTTAGGAATGTTTCCTGTGATAAACCATTTGCTTACCGCTTGCCTACTGATTTTTAGTTGGTCGGCAACCTGTGATTGGTTCTTAAAGTTATCTTTAACAAATTCTAATGTGATATTGTCCATACTTACTCCTTAAATTAATTGAATGTCTATTGTAGTTGCTAGTAAAAATAAGTCAACATTTATTACATCGTTTCCTTCATTTCTTTTACCTCTTCTTTAGCAAAGTTTACGGCAAACTCTAGTAACTCGTCCGCATACTCTTCTTTCGGTGCATAAAAGTACAAAAGATTTAGTATGCTAGATACTAGCCCTGCCACATGGTTATGGTTAGGATTCTTTACCTTCTTTTCTAAAAGTCCTGCAGACTTCACGCCTACTTGGTAACCTACGTCAAACTCTTTTTCTGTTTTAGTCATCTTCATCCTCCTGATAAGTAAATAGTATTCTTGTTTCACCTAAATCATCTGTTATTATTTCCCATTTATGTGACGGGCAGGTGTCCAGCCATTCATAAAACTCTTGTCTGTTCATTATTCGTCCTCCAATTCACTTTGTTTAACCCAATGAACCTCACCGCAGCATTGAAACTTATTGCCTCGTTCATGTCCGCAGTAAGGGCATACTTCTATATCTTCTTCTTCCATTATATGTCCTCCCAATCGTGAGTAACTGTATTCCAAATTCCTTTATATACAAATGTATCTTCTACATATTCCTTCGGTAATTCTATGTCCTGTAACTGTCTTTCTATCTCTTCGTTACTCATATCATCTGGGAATAAATACTCTAGCCTTACTGATATTGTGCCTAGTTTACTCATTATGCTATCTCCCAGTCATCAAAGTTTGGTTCATCGTTAGGATTGTTATCTTCCTTCTCTTGTCTGGCTGACTCAATTTCATCTTCATCGCCATGATACTCATTCGTTCCTCTAGGCATTACGCTACTCCTTTTATATAAGATAAAGTTTTACTGTAAAATTCTTTTGTACTATTTGATTCCATAAGTATGTCCTCAACTTCCTTCATTACTTTTTCAGATACATTAAAATCTTTTATTCCTAGCTCAAAACAAACTTCGTTTAAACATACTGCTAAAATTTTTTCTGTTGTCATTACATCACCTCCACTTCTTCGTCATAAAACTCAACATTCAAGTAATCGTTCATGTCTTTTGGTCTAAAGTGTTTTATTGAGCCATCCCTGTTTAAGACCTCTTCGCCTGTAGCGGTGTCTACCTTAACGATAATTACCTCTTTTACTACATACTCGTACTCTTTATCGCAGTTCATTATTTACCCTCCCATTTGTTTATAAATCTTTTTAGTTGTTTAACAGTCTTTCTGTATTCTCTATTGCTTGGGTCTTCATCAACCCACTCTAACTCTACCATCAATCTATATTTAGCCTCTTTTACTAAATAATTGTTAGTGTATTCAGGGTGCTGATTAACTGCTTGAAATCTGCAACCTAGCTTTTCTGCTAAATCTCCAATTTTTAAATGATTTACGTCTATGTCA